TAGCCGCTGAGTGCTTCTACCTGTTTACGCTCGGCTGGTGTTGGTTCAAACGCTGGTCTACCTGCGCCTTCCCGTGCGCCACCATAGTTCGGGTCGTGCTCTTTAGTTGGCACGATTTTTGTATTCTTGTTTTTAAGAATGGGTTTTTCAAGTTTAGACATTGTTTTCCCCTTGCTGCAAAGAATGGAGCGTGTCGGTCGGTACTGCCCCGCCCAGTTCTGAGGGGTACTCAGAATCCTGCTTTTTGACACGCATATCTATCCGTTTAGGGTATGGCTTTGCCAGTGGTGCAATCTTAGCACCCATCTCTTTGTCAAGTGGCATTAGGTATCTGTGTTTGCCGCTTGTTTTTATTATTTTACATTCGCTTGGCTTTACTGTTTTGCGTTGCTGTCCTTGTTGAATATTCCAGCCTTTTTCGCTAACTTGTCTTGAGTGAAATCTTTTCCCTTTGTGCCAGTACTCAACGCCTGTAGCCGTATCGCCGCAATAGACCCAATTACCCGCTTGATAAACGCCGCCATGATGCCCATACTGCGGATCTGCAAATGAAACAATTAGCCTTAAATCTGGGCTATTTTTCTTTAAAAACATCAATGCAAATTTAACTATTTTGCTCACTGTGCTTTTGTGATTTTTTAATGCAATTCTAGTTAGTTCGCCACCTTCGTCTTGTTTCAATCCGTATGGTGTCATTAAGTTTGACGATGCGCCGCGACTAAAAATCACAACGCCAATAAACTTGCCATCTTCCCATGCGCCGATCTTTATCAACGGCGGCACGGGAATTGATTTGCTGTAATGCCAGTTTTCACAAGCATATTTAGCAGCTTCATGGCTTGCCCAGTCAATCTTCAACTCAGGGTTGTCTTGCATCGAATTCTTTTCCGCAGTGTGGGCAAGCAATCCATTTTGGGTCTAACTCATCTAATTTGCCTTGGTCATTTTCGGTAGCTGGTTCAAAGTCTGGTGTTTGCAATGCTTTTATCTCCTCAGCCTTAAAACCTGTCATGTCAAGGTCAAACCCCAACTCACCGATTTCTGCCAGCTCCAACGCCAACATTTCATTGTCCCAGCCAGCATTCATGGCTAGTTTGTTGTCTGCCAACACATAAGCCCGTTTCTTAGCATCGCTCCAGCCATTTGCCACCATAACAGGCACTTCTTTCATTTTTAGCTTTTGAGCTGCCAATGTCCTGCCATGTCCTGCGATGATGCCGCCCTGTTCATCTACCAGCACTGGTGTTGTCCACCCCCATTCTTTGATGCTTGCCGCAAGCTGGCTGACTTGTTCGTCAGAGTGCGTTCTTGCATTTCTAGCATACGGAATGAGCCTATCAATAGCCCACTTTTCGACTTTATCTGCTGGATTCATAGCGTCCTTAAAAAAAAGGGGCCGAAGCCCCAAGGCTGGCAACTGCGGTAGTCAGCATCTTCATTCTACTGCAATTGGTACATTTATGTTGACAGGCCATTCACCCCTGTGAACCAAAAGTTGCACGGTTTTGTAGTGCGCCACCTTCCATGCAAGTTTTCTTTCATCTTTTGACCACTTTGAACCTTGGTCAATGTCGTAATGGCAACTCATGCAAAGGGCTGCTGTGTACTCATCACTTGCCTTAATTCCCCTACCTTTGCCGCCCAAGTCCACCCAGTTTGAGTGTGCCGCTTGGACAAAATTGCCTGACCCGCATATCTGACAATCAAGGCTTGACACCTTTTTTAGCAATTCCTTGCTGCGAACGTAAGTTTGTTTTGTTCTCAATGACTAACTCCAGTGTGGAAAACTTGTGCATATTCGCGCATTCAAGTCTGCGCTTGCGTGTATTGTCTGTGGATAACCTTGTGTCTTTAACCCTTGTCCATGCCCCGCAAACTGGACATTTCATCGCATCGCCCTATCGGTTCTGTTGCCAGCGTAAATGTTGGCTTTTTCGGCTTCAATCCTTGCCTGTGCTGCCACCATCAGCCAGCGAGTGCGCTCTCTTTGCTCTACCGCTGCCTGTAATGCCAGAAGGTGCTGTGTATATTTTGGATCCGCGTAGGCTTCCCGTTCTTGGGCGGCTGTGGTTTTGTGGCCTTGAAGTTCAAAATCTTTCATTAACTGCGCTTTAACGGTTTTCCTAAATTCTTGCAAATATACCAACTGCGCCTCGGCTACCGCATAGTCCCCGGCGTGGTCACGCAAGTAGTCAACGGCTTTATCAAGGCTGCTCATTTATTATTCCAATCATTCTTAATGCCGCTTCTACGCTGTCAATCCGTGCCAAGGTACTACCAGCCCAATTGTTAAAAAAGTCGGCTTGTAGGCTCGTTAAACGCTTCTTGGAGGTGGTTTTGACTTCAACCAAGAATGTGTGGCCTTTGTAGCCTACCAAAAGGTCAACTGGTAAGCCAATGACCCAAACGTACGCCCCTGCTTTACGTAACGCCATCACTATCTCGGTTTGGTTAGCGTCTGTCCGTGCTGCGTATCTCATGCCAATTCCAATGATTTCTGCGCCACTTGTTTTTGTTGCTCGTTTCTTTTTGGATATGGTTTAACAAGATGTTCGATAGCACTAAGGTGATCTTTTTGTGTCTTCTTGCCGCCCCTGAATGCAAAGTATCTGCCCTTGCTATGCTGTTTTATTTTTTCCACAAATGGAAAGTGTTTTTTTACATTTTCAAACTGGGTATTGCCGCACACAGCCCTAATGCTTCTTGATGTCCAAATCTTCCCGTTAATAAGCCAACCATCTCTGTCTAATTTTCGGCTTTTAACATTTGGGTTTCCGTCACGCATTGACCCAACATAGTGGAAACCACAGGCTTGATAAATAGTACCAAATTCTCCTGCCGCCTCATCTATGGTTGATGTAATTACTTCGTATTTTTCAGGCAACATCTTCATGCTTTGACGAATCAGTTTGCTGGCGCTGTGTGGGTGCGCCCAATGAACGCAAGCACCACGACTAAGTAGAATCATTTTTCCTTCATACCCGTATTTGCTCCAATCTGCTCCTGCTATTCCTTTTTCCCGTGTAATTTTTCCAAGATTTTCGGAATACTCAGGGCCATAACAAACAACTCCAGCACAAAAGTTTTCAAAGAAAATTCCATAAGAATGCCAAACAACCGCTGGCATACAACCAAGCCATTCATAGTCTTTTATGATTTTTTCAGCCATCTTGTATGTGACCTCCCTGACTTCCGCTTTTTTGATGTCAATATCAATGTCTTGCCACCAATTACCCAAAAGGTCGGCATCAGAATTTTCTTGCCGCCTTTTTTCGCGTATTTGCTTTTGCCAAGCAACAGAATTGTCTAGTAAAAGGTTCAAGATGCCCCCACCAGTTCAGGCCAAATGTCTTTCCAACAGCGAATTGTTTCACGGCAATCTCCAAATTCAATTTTGTTCATACTATTTCCCATTGCTTTGCTGTTGTTTTAAGGATTCCATCTCTAATGCAACCGCCTTGCCCAATCCCTTCCAATACGGGCTTTTCTCGTATTCCTTCACCATGTGCCGGGCGTGGTCTATCCAACCCGTCTCCATTGCAAGTTTGGCGTAATGTTGGGCTAGTTTCATCATTCTTCATTTAATGCACATCGGGCCATTGACAGGGTAGTAATGTTAATTTTTGCGCCTTCTTTGTGGCGCTTTAGGATGGCTTTTGCCCAGCCCTTTGGGTCAACTGCTGCATTTTTAACCTGTGCCTTTATTTCACTAAGTTTGGCAAGTTCAGCCTTTAACCTTGCGGGGTCAGCCTTTGGTTCTGGCAATCGTGGCTTTTCAAGCTCAGGCGCACGTCTTGCAAGATTTCGGAATTCAATCACATTGGGGCAGCGTTCGGGCAAATTCTCCAGCGCCCATGCCAAGGCGTGTAGGTTGTTCTGAAACCCGCTTAATTCATGCGCCCAAGCCGTTTTAACGTCCGATTCAGGCACATCACGCCATTGGCTAGACCAATTAGGGTAAGTGGCTGCAAGTCGTTCAAAAAGGCGGTCTACGGCTTTTAGTGAAATGCTCATTGTTCAATCTCCAAAAATGCTGTGTCCGTTTGTCCATCGGTAGGCCACTTGCGCCCTGTCATTGTCTCCCAACGCTTTTGTCGGGCTTGTTGGTCACGTTCGGCAAAACTTTGCTGCTGGTGGTTTTGTTTATCAAGAACCCAATCAGCTTTTAATCCTTGGCTTCCACGCGTACACCATTCAACTAAAAACTGTTCTAAAGTCCATCCAATTTTTGCAGCTTCGTCTCTTGCACCTTGAATGGCGGTTTCTGAAATTGTTGTGCCTTTGCGCTTTCTTAATGCAACCCAATCAATCCAAACCTGTTCAACAACGTCATCAGGTCGAGGCGCGTCAGCGCTCTTCCTTGTATTTTTTATTGAAGATGAAGATGGAGATGAAGATGAAGATGAAGGGGTTGTTTTTTGTTTATCCTCTGAGATAACCATAAGGTTAACCTTACCCTTATCCATCAAGGCAGGATTACCACCCTTAATACCACCCGCAGCCCTTTGTTGGCGCAGGTTTTCATCTCTTACCATGCGCTTAGAAAATATCACTCCGTTTTCGGTTGTGTCGTAAACGCCAGCTTGAAACAACTCCGAAAGCCAACCTTCAACAACCTCTAAGGTTTCTCCAACCATGCGTGAAAGGTTGGATGTGAGGATAACCTTATCCTTAACCTTAAGGTGTCCATAAGGTTCACCTTCGTGCATGAAACAAATCATGTCCATCCACAAACCACGTGCGCCAGTTGAGCATGACCGCAATGCTGTATCTCGCAGCCAATCGCTAGGGTAAAACTGAAATGATGGGCGTTTCATGCCAAATCCCTCCAATAGCTAGAAGCATCATATCCACGCTGGAACAATGCCTTTTGGCAATCGAAATCAATTTTTACCATTTGTCCTAGAAATCCAGCTAGCAAAAAATAAACCTCATCTTTACAACCTGGACCGTCCATTGGTATGCGTGACAACAAATCTTGGAAACGAGCATCTAATCCATGTTGTTCTTCGTGGCACTTCTCGCATAAACACGCTAACTGTTCACGCTCATACTGCCATATATCATTCCCTTTAATGTATTGTTTATGATGAACGTGAAGCGTTGATTCTGTATCACCACAAACTTCACATTGAAATTCTGCATCATCAAGAACTTCAAGGCGTTTTTTCTGCCAGCGTGGGTCTTTTAGCTTTTCAGCATAAGTTTTGTTTGCCATTTGTTAAGTCTCCAAAAGAAAACCCCTGAGAACCTGCGGTACTAGCACAAGTTTTCAGGGGTCAGCCAATGAAGGCTTAGATGTATCTGCACCTAGTACGTGCAACATCTAAACCATCAAAATAAATTATACAGCCTTTTGCGCTTCCGCAATCTGCTTCTTAAACTTGTACTTCAACACCTGTTCCCAGGACTTAGGAACACCCCGCTGCCGCCAGTTGGACACAACGTTCTGTTTTACGTCTAGCAGGTAAGCCAATCGGCCTGTGCCGCCCACGGATTTGATGCAAATTTCTAAAGTGTTCATTTCGCCATTATAGACACAATTGTGATTGATGGGTGTTATTGTAAAAAACTATTACAAAGCCATAAGCGATAGATTTATATTTTTAGGTGAGGTGGTATATCTACACAAAAGTGTATAGAATTCATGCCATGCCCCGAACTTCTTGGGGTCTTTTAAGGAAATCAAAATGGAAAATATTTATGAGTCTTTGCGTCACCTACGCAATGTAGAACGTGCGGCTTGTCTTGATGGCAGATTTGCTTATGCAGATTTGTTGCATCACCTTGCTTGCATTGAAGCGTCAATCATCTATACCACTGCGTAAACCAACCGGGGCTTCGGCCCTACCAATCCCGCAAGGGTCTTTTAAGGAAATCAAAATGAACCACACTCCCGCACCTTGGCATCTCAGCAATGCCCGTTCAACCAAAGTCGATTTGATTGACAACGCCAAAAACGAGGCAGTAGGCGAAATTATTTGGGTTGATACACGCAATCCAGCAGATGCAAAACTAATTGCAGCAGCCCCTGACTTGCTTGAGGCTTGCATTGAAGCCTTAAATTTGTTTGACAACTATCCTGATTGCTACGAAGCAATTGGAACTTTGGAATTGCTGCAAGCCGCTATTACAAAAGCCACAAGGAAACAACAATGAACAAATACCAAAAAATGCAAAGCCTAAAAAAACAACGGCAAGCACTTTCCGATTCATTACCAGTTTACACATTGCGTCACGACCCCCTTGTTCAGCAAATGCAAGACATGGATGTTGAAATAGAAGCCATTGCGTATGACCTTGGCATAAACGCATGGAAGCACGATGCGCCAATCAACCCTGCATTTTTAGGCGCACAACCTGCACGGGCTGGCGAAGATTACTAAACCCAACAAGGAATTAAAATGCACTCAGCAACACTCAC